CCAAACTCAGAAAGCTCTTCTTCCATTTGTTCACCTCGAAAATAAAGTTTTCCGAGCGTGAGTGGTTCATGATTAAAACCGTATTTAGCCTGCAAGGCATAAACGTCAGCTACAATGCTAGACATGCTCTCTCCTTTTAGGTTTTGCGAAAGCCTCAACAAACTTGTCTATGTCGTGCTTTTCGTAATCAAACAGTATGTATGTGCCGTGTTTGCCTTGGCTCGCTAGCTTGTCAAAAGTGGTCAGCACAGGTGCAATGTCTTTGAACATCTCAGGACGTTCTGATTTCATGCGGTTGTGCGTGCCGATAGCAGAGTCAGTGCGACACAAAATGAAAGTTGGATTGTAGGCTTTGATGGCTTCTTGGCTTAAAGCAGTAGTGTCGTAACTTGGACCATCGCGGTAAGTTGTGCCGTATGCTGCTTCACTTAGAGCCCATCTATCAATGACACACGGAACATTTGCCATTTCTTCTAGCTTGCCTGCACTATGCAAAAGCAAGCGATGGTAGGCTTTTATGTTCCAGCTGTCGTGGTAACTGCAGTGAATGTATTGAGCGTTTTGAAACTCACAGATCTTTTTTGCTAATGTTGTTTTTCCTGTGCAATCTGCACCTTCAATTATTATCATGGCCAACCTCTAAATTGGTCAGCAGCACGTTTTAAATTTGTAATGAAGTCACCTGGGTTCAGACACGAACAAGCAGTGTAGTATTTCTTTTCTGCGTCGTTTGTTTCTTGTGTCTCCAACCATTTTTCGGCGTCATCAAAGTGATGCTCATACAAATGAAATGAGCCAGCGCGCACATAAAGATTTCCTAGTGATACGCCAATGCTTTTAACCATCCACAAATACACTTGCATGTATTTACCAATGGCTGAAAATGTGAACATGTCGTAAGGCATGCCCCACACAACATCTTGGCTGCGCATATTTACGACAACGTGTAGCTTGCCATCACGCAACAAAAACTGGATGCCTGTTGTGCATGGTATGTCTTTTGAAGGACCTGGACGCTCTCGCCAAATGTTGATGTAACAACGTCTGCTGTCTGGATCATTGGCTAATTCTTCGGCTGCCCAACTAATTTGATCCATAACTTTTGGACCATAAGCGCCATTTAAGGTCATTCCGTCGTCACTAAAGCGTTGGTAGTTTTTCATGTACGGCATGATGAACTCTAAGTCATTACGCCCTGATAAAATCCATGCTGCTTCGACAAACATAAATGGGTAGTTTAATTTTCTGCCTGAGTGAGTAACGACAGGCTGGTTCATATCGATTGAGTAATTGTAGTTAATTAGTTCTTTGATTTTCTGTTCGCGTGGGTTGCTAATAAAGTCGTAATTGTGAGCGGCTTTATTTAGCCCTGTAATCCACGCTTCATTTGGTGATGTCATAGACACTCCTACAAAAGAAAGGAGCGCCCGAAGGCGCCCCTAAATTACTTAAACAGCTTGCTTATAATGCGGCTTGCCTAGGTAATATTCTGTGTATGGTGTTCCACGTGTGTCTTGCTTGCTACGCTTTTTAACGTTGAAGCCTTTGCTGACCAAGCGGCTGATGGCCGCGGTCAAGTTTTGAAGATCAAATTCGTGCATAGCAATCAGCCGTGTGACTTTACGACCTTGCTTTAGATGTTTGATGAGTTGTTCTTGTTTAGTCATAGATCCACTCTCCTGGAATAAGTTTGTCGGCGTATTTAAACCCATGCTTGTCGCACCAATCTCCGTAGCTAGTCTTGCTGCCTTTGTTGATTTTTGATGCGCTGCGGGTGAAAACAAACCGAATGTCTAAGTCTGGATTTTGTTGTTTCACTAGACGCATTTTGCGGCGGTCTTCACTTGTGAACCGTCCTTTGCATTCAATGATGACGTCATTTGGTAAAACAAAATCTGGGATGTACTTAGCGTCTATTTGATATGGAATTTTGCGTTTCTCATACTCAAAGACGACACCAAGCTCATTGAGCTGTTCAGCTACCGTCGCTTCAAGTCCGCTACGGTAACCATTTTCAAATTTGATGTGTCTAAAAGTCGAAGGACGCATCGCTGCCTTTTGTTTCTTCTGGTGCTGCGTGGACATAGCCGTCTTCAACAGGCTCAAAGGTTGTCCCACCAAATTCAACGAGGTCGATAATTTGCACGGCATTGAGATACATAGTGACACCAGTATTTCCTCCTGCGTTGTATGTTGACATTACGCCTGAGACTTTAATGCCTGAACCATTGCCGACGTTGAGGTCTTCTTTAATCACTGAACCTGCAGCGTCATAAAGAACTGGCTTCTTAGCTGATTTAGCTCTGATGCGGACACCTCCGCTTTCTTCATCGATTTCAAATGGCCACTTGGCTTTTGGCAACGCTTTGTCACCATATTCTTCTACAAAGATTTCTTTGGCTTTAGCCATAATGGCTTGAGCTTGATCTTTAGGAACCATAAGATCGGTTTTGTAGACACCTTCAGCATTGTAGCGAGTGTCTGGGTTAGATAACCACGGCCACACTGCACTACCTTTAGGCGTCACAAATTTTGCTTTGCTCATAAAGCACTCCTTTAATAAATTGTTTGATTATCTAAGATTGATGCTGCTTCTTTAAACAGCCAATTGATGTTCACACCGAGCTCATCAAGCTCTGCAAGAACATCTACAGGCACGGGAATATCGTCCTGTATGAGGTCTACTGCACGCGCAATAAGATCCTCACGCCGTTGCTCGTACGACATGCTAACTCCTATTAATGTATGTGGGTTTAGGCGAAGGCGTAGTCGCTAGCTAAGACTTCTCTCAGATTAAGATTTCCGCGTTCTGGTATATCGACCATAGCCATGCGACTCTTGTCGTTAAGCTGGCTAAAAGCGGAATTGTATAATCGTTGAATAACGTCAAAGTGCTCGTACATCGCAACAAATTGTTCTCTAATTAGGTATGAGAACTCTTGAGTGTCTGCCGCTTGTGTTCCAAAGCTGTCATGGATCAACATAAAGTCTTCCATGCCTTGATCTAATCCAGCCAAAACGCTGAACATCAAGTGGCTCGCATCAAGTGAGTGGATAAAGTTTGGTGCTGCAGCATTGCGCTGCTTCATTTTATCCAAAGTGCCTTTTGGTGTTGTGCGCAAATTTAGCATTATGCAGTTGTACACGTCACCATCAGGTGTGACCTTGCTGTTTTGTGATGCTTCAGAAGGTCTTATTGTTTTGTCGTATAAGAATATGCGGACGCGGTTGATGTTGAAGTCCTCATACGCATGCACGACTGGTAGTCCAATTGGTGAAGTCCAAATTAAAGGCTTAGCTTCGTGTGCACATAGCTGAGCGCACTTTTGAATAAACCGCATTCCTTCTGCTGCTTTTTGAACAACATCATTAACGGCTTCCCAAACTTTGCCTGCCATAAAACTGGCACATTTAGATCCATTGTCTTCGCCAAATGGGTGTGTTTCTCTTATGCCCTCAAGAACATCGTCTTCAAGAGGTTTCATAAGATCTTCCATGAGCTGCTGCCTAAACCCAAACTTCTCGCTTGAGTAGGCAAAAGTCATGACGTTGCGTTTAACAACTTTGCGCGACACACCGTATTCACGCCAAGCTGCTGCTTCGTCTGAAGTATCAGAAGCAATAGCATCGTTAACTCTGTCTGCAACAATCTGGTAAACATCAGCAGGCTTTTCTGCGTATGTTAGGTTAACTGTTGCACCACCTTTTTCGTCTCTAAGTGCAGCACTGTAGTGTTGAACACCACTGTTAGCACCATCAACTGAGGGTGGTATGTGAGAGATATGATCGTCACCATTTTCGACATAACCAGCAAAGTCAATGCAAGCTGCTAAGAATAAAAATGGTTTGTCGGCTTCTTGCCATAGGCTTCTTGTTAACCCTGGCTTTTTGCCAATCAAGTACAAAGCACGCTGGTTTTTATTAACCCATGCAATGCGGTCATTGAGTGATTTCTTACTCACTTTGTCAAAATCGCCAGTGTTAGCAACGTTGATGCAAAGCCAATAAGCACCAGTAGGTCCTAGTTTCTTTCCGCGCGCAAATTGAAACAACGCACGTATGTGATCTGCTCGTTGGTGGTTGAATGTTGGTATAGGGTAAAGACGACCACGAAAGTCTAGATTATGAGGCAAGTAAAACTTGTCGTGTTTAGCAAGCTCTTTGGCGGTGTTTAGATCTGTAGCCATGTTGACAACATCAGCATCAAAAGCTCTGTTGCGAAGGATGATCTTTTCTTTTGTCTTCTTGACATGCTTGCGTTGTTTACTATCAAGTTCGTCCCAGTTTTTGGTTTTGCCTGGAACCTTTAATTTTGCTTGTCGTGGAAACTTGTTGATAACATCACCGCGTTCCCATGAAGCAACTACTTGCTCAAGTACTGGTTTGTTGATCGCAAAAGGAGTTGACTGAACAGCGTTAAGTGCTCTCGTAATCCGGTCCATAGATCCAGATTTAAACGCAGTGTCAATCAGCTCCTTTTGCTTGCTGTTAGCTCGTCTTACCAGAGGGACAAGACTAGCTAATTTAGAATTGTGGTAGCAGCCACTGTTGAAAGATGTCCAAGGTTTTGGCTCTGACAACATTGGTTTAAACAATGGCGACATCCACTGTATCTGGTCAGTGAGATCGTCTACTAGTTTTCTACCTACTTCAGTCAAGCCTAAGTTTTTGACGAAGAACTTCTTCTTTGGTCTG